AGAATTTTAAACAAAAGCATGTTTGACGCTCACATTGAATCGTTAAACGGCAAAGAAGTTTCGATTATCTTAGACAAAAACACCAAAAAGCGTTCAAACAATCAAAATGCTTACTATCATGGCGTTGTTTTGCCTATTGTTAAGGCGGGATTGATTGACGCAGGCTTTGAGAACTATCGAAACAATGAGCAAGTTCACGACTTGTTGAAGTTTAGATTCCTAAAGACGAACGAATCCAATACAGATGGCGAGTTTATAGAGCGAATCAAAAGCACCAGTGAACTATCGACCAGTCAATTTATGGATTTCATTGCAGAGGTGCAGCAGTGGGCAACCGAATTTTTAAACGTTTACATCCCAGAACCAAACGAAAACTTAGAACTAAACTTATGATAGCACTATTTGAGGAGTTAACCTATCAAATCACAGACAATGAGAAGCGATGCGCTAAATTCATTGAGGCAGTATTGCGGAAAACCAATAAATTTTACACTAACAAGCAATTGAGGAAACTAATCTTTGAGCGCTCTGGTAATGACACCGAGTTTGATTTGGCCGACTCCAGAATCCGAGTGATAATGAACTATTTGAGACGCACAACCGCTCCGAACATTATCGCATCGTCTAACGGCTACAAAATAACCGAAGACATTGACGAACTTAATAAGTATTTGGAGTCATTATATGACCGCATTGACGCAATTAAAGTAATCGCAGACCAAACATCCTTTTATGTTAAGCAATATGGAGCGCAACGCTAAAATAATTGAGTCTTTGATTGCAGAGAATAATAGCGTCAAAATAACTGCGGCCAAATTTAATGTCCAAAGGTCTTTTGTTATTCGTTTGGCTGCATACTATTATGGCATGGGCAACAAGGCGCTTGTCTCAGTTAAACACGATGACATTGACCAATCAGTTTATCTAAAAAAATACGAGGCCAGAAACCTTGTTATTTGTAATTTGTAAAATTTATAATATATTTGAGCATGAAAATAGACATTTCCAAATTGATTAGCTTTAGCGAGTATGCTAAAAAGAATAGCAAAACAACCCAGTGGACATATCACATGGCTAAGACTGGCAAAATAAAAGTTTTAAAAATATCTGGCATTAATTTCGTTTTATTGGATTAATTACCGATATTTGAATTCAATATAATTTCATTTGAAGTAGAGAGCAAGTGAAATTATTTTATAGGTTAATCACTACTAACCTTAAGCCTACCAATCTCTACTGGTAGGCTTTGTTTTTTTAATTACATGAGCAAATCATATTATTTCCCGCACAATCATTCCACTCGAAGTGATAGTAAAATCAAAAATCTTATTTTTAAACATGGTATGCTTGGCTATGGAATATATTGGTCTATTGTTGAAGATTTATATATGAATGCGAACGCAATGCCATTGCAATGCGATTGCATAGCATATGAATTGAGAGTTGATATTAAAATAGTGGAATCTATATTAAATGATTTTGATTTATTCCAGATAGAAAATGATTTTTTTAGTTCAAATGCAGTACAAAAACGAATTGAGGAAATAGAAGACAGAAGCAAGTCGGCGTCCGATAGTGCCAAAAAACGTTGGAATGGCAATAAAAAAGATTTAACCGATGCGAACGCAATGCGAACGCAATGCGATGGCAATGCTATAAAGGAAATAAATAAAATAAAAGAAATAAATGAAATTATTATTAATTCTAAAGAATTAAAGCCCTCTAATAAAAAACATTCATTTGAAAACTCTATTTATTTTGATAAAAAAATATTTAAAGAGGCGTTCCCAGATTGGGAACGAGACAAACTCGCTAAGTATTATGAAAGCGCTTTGCTATATTCGCAGTCCAAAGGAGTTAAATATCTAAACTGGGCGGCTGCCATAAAAAATTGGGAAAAAAGGGACAATCAAACTATAAAAAATGGAAAATCAGAATTTGAAAAGAACAGAAATGCAGTCGAGCAACGCATTAGACAAGCCGACCAGTACATTGCCGAAGTTGTATTCGGGAACGATAAAAGAATTAATAACGAGCAGTCCGACTCCATTGGCATCGATTAGAAAAGAGCAGGGCGATGGCTTTGTCTCAAAGGTAATTGAACGCACAATCGATGGCTTAATCGTTTCTTTGAACGTTTCTAAGAACATGAGCGAAAGCCAGATTGCTGAAGCTGCGCAAATGATTTATTCTGAATATTACTATTGGTCTGTGCAACACATCGTCATGGCGTTTAACAACTTTAAAATGGGCAAATATCCAGAAATCGAGTTGTTTCATTCATTTGACATTACCACTATTTTTAAAATTTTGCATAGATTTGAAAACGATTTAAAAAAGGCAAAGGAGCAAGTTGAGTCAGAGGCTATTCAAGAAAAATATAAGAAGTGGGAGCAAAGCTATCTGGACAATAAGCCATCGGACGAAATAATTGAGCAAGTTAAGGCAATAACTACAAAAATAATTGAGAAAAAAGAATATAAGAAAGCACCAGAGCCAAAAGAATGGTCGAGAACACGTGAATTGCTCGCTGAGTTTGACGAACTATGGCGAAGTGAGCCAAGTAGTGGTGCGGTGCGAGTTATTAGCGTAGAGGGGCGCAAATTGACTCAGTCAGAATATTTAGTTTATAGAGTAAACAAAGAAAATGGCGAATCCTAAATACTACGAATTGATTTGTCAAATGGGGCATGTGATTAAACATATCAAAATTATGGCCACTCACGATGATTGGGAGCAATACGATAGGCGAATAAAACGAGAATTATTTGGCAAAGGCAAAGAGACTCCATTTAAAATTTTAAATAGCAAAATAATTAACCAAAATTTAGGACTATGAGTATATTTTTTATTATTTTAGCATCAATGTGCAACGCTTTAATGGACACCTTGTCAACCAGATACGATGTTTCCATATTTAGAAACTTTAAAAACCAACAATTCTGGGATTGGCGAATTAGTTGGAAAAACAAATGGAAACATGGAGACATTCGCAACGGCGAAAGTTTCTTTTTGTCAAGCACTATGCTATCGGCTTTGACAGATGGATGGCATTTGGCTAAAGGATTAATGCTTGGCTTTATATCTTTAGCCGTTGTCATGTACGTTCCAATGTACGGCATTCTGGACGCTTGCATCTTTTGCATTGTTTGGGGAATCACATTTGAGTTTAGTTACAACAAACTATTTAGAGCATGAGCGACATTAATCCAGACTATTATAAAAAAGGCGATAAACAAGTATTTGAAATGATGCTTGACATCTGGGGCGTTGAAAAATACATTGCCTTTTGCGAAATGAACGCCTTTAAATACAGAATGAGACTTGGCGACAAACCAGACCAACCAGTCGAAAGGGATTTGGCCAAAGCTAAGTGGTATGAGGTAATGGCTAAAAAACTAAGGGGTGAAAATCAAAAAGAGAATTCAACAATTAACAGACTCGGAGCATTCGATTTTTAAATGTCCAGTTTTTTAACGATTTAACTGGACAAAGTGCATGAAACGTTACTAAAAATTCATACAAACATTTAACAAGCACCAAAAAAACATTTAACAAATGACAACAAAATGTATTTATAGAATAAAAATAGAACAACAGAACGATGGCAAAATATGGTACACACCTGAAATAATTCGTCCTTATAGTAAATTAGCAAAAATGTTTGGTTGTAAAGATGTATGGTTATATTTAGGTAGCGGTGTTTCTGGAACGACAAAAACATCATATGAAACCGAAGAATTAGCAATTGAACAAATTAATAACCATAAATTAAACATTCAAAAAAAATATGATAATCAAATAAAAACAATAAATTATAAACAAGTATTATAAAACATTTAACATTTGGAAAGATATAATATGACAAACAAAAAAAATGTAAGTTTTTAGATTGACTTTGGAAAATAATATCCAATTTTAACCTTATGGTGGAAAAAATAGGCGCAAAGCAAGAAAAATAGGCGCAATAGTGGAATAAAATGGAAACAACAAACAAAATGGAAACAATAGATATTATATTTTATAGCTTAATGACAATAGGGATAGTTATATCTTTAGTAGGATTTACAGATTGCCTTATTAAAATTATAAAATTATATAAAAAGATGTAAAGGTACTATTGATAAGATTTAACACCTGCAATATTTACAAAGGATGTAATGTCTTGTTTTTTAACGAATTAACTGGACAAACATTTAACAAGCACCAAAAAAACATTTAACAAAACCTTTCGGTAGTAGGTAAACCGAATTAAAACTATGGAAAAAGAATTTGTAAGCTATGAACAAGCATTAGAATTAAAAGAATTAGGATTTGATGAACCTTGTTTTGGTAGATATTGTATTGTTACCGAATGGGA